AACTTAAACATTATCACTTTTGGCAAACCTAATACTTTTTTTAAAGGTTTTAAACGAGCAATGACTACGCTGGATAATCAAATTTCTTGCGTGCAAGGCTCGGACATGGTGGCACGCATACCACGTCTTTGTTATGGCCCCTCTGTGTCTCAAAAAATATTGTACTTTGCCAATAATGGGCAAGACCTAATTAATCCTTCTAAAGAAATTAAAAAAGAAGATAGAAGTATCAAGGACGCAGTGTCGGACCATTTTATGGAGGGGTACAAAGAACGCCTTGAACGTTTTTTAGACGCTCAAGATAGTGCGCCTAATGAGGAAGATATAAAGGATCTTAATAAAATGCTTGATGAGGTGGAAAATGCTTAGAGTTTTTGCGTTGTGTTTATTGATGACTAGCTGCACAGTTTCGGAAGAAATGATCGCTAATAAACAACTGTACTGCTCCGGTGTCTACAAAGGCATACGTGCTGTAGGCCGTGTAACTACTGAAGTGACCACTGGAATACGGGTTCCTGATGTGTGCGATACTATAGATACCATCACGGAGGAAAGCACCGAGGGAAAGTAATTAACGAACTAGAGGCACTGATTAAAGTGTATTTGCTATTACAATGAAATTAGGTGGACTACTCAAAAGCCTAGCCCCTACGATTGCCTCGGCAGCAGGGGGGCCAATGGCTGGAATGGCTGTCAAGATGGCTGCACAGAAACTAGGTGTGCCAGATGCTACGGCTAATGAAATAGAGGATTTAATTGAGAAGCAACCCGAAAAGGCGGTGCTTCTCAAGGAAGCAGACAATGACTTTAAGAACCGTATCCGAGAAATGGAGATTGATCTGGAGTCGTTTAAAACTGAAGTGGATGACCGGAAAGATGCACGAGCTAACTTTGCAACGGACTGGACCCCAAAAGTCTTTACAGTGCTGACACTTCTGCTGTATGGCGCTTTTGTTATGATCGTGACCCTGATGCCGCATGATCAAAGCGATGAAACGATTATAAGTTTGGTATTAGGCCAGCTATCAGGAATTTTAGGTACGGCAGCGGCGTTCTATTATGGAGGCTCAAGTGCAAAAAAGTAAGCTAATTGAACAACTTAAACGCCATGAAGGGGTTAAATCTCACGTCTACTTAGACATGCACGGCCTTGAGCACATTGCTTGCGGCAGGAACATCTCTAAAAACGGCTTGGGTCTTTCAGAAGAAGAGATAGAATATTTACTAAATAACGACATTAATAGAACAATAGAAGAACTTTCTCATTATGCGTGGTTTAAGCAAATGCCCGATGGACCAAGAAAAGACGCTATTGTTAATATCCACTTTAACTTAGGACAAACTACATTTTCTAAGTTTCAAAAGTCAATCGCTTGTTTAGAGAATAACGATTGGGATGGCGCAGCCGCCGAATTTCTTGATAGCCTATGGGCGCGTCAAGTGAAGGGCAGGGCTTTAGAGCTTACTGACCAAATAAAAACAAACGAGTATCTGGACTAATGGCTTACTTTCGATTAGCACTGGCAGCAGGAATTGATAAACAAAACACTGAGTATGGTGCGGAAGGCGGCTGGACTGATTGTGATAACGTGCGTTTTCGTTTTGGCCTTCCAGAAAAAATAGGGGGATGGCAAGAGTTTGGAGATCTTTCCGACATTTATCTTGTTGGCCGACCCTCAGACATAATTACGTGGACAAGTTTGACAGGTGTGCCGCATGTCATGGTAGGCACTCACAAAAAGTTGTATGTAAGCACAGGAGGCGCATGGTCTGATGTTACTCCAATAAGGGCAACAACAGCAGCGGGAGATGTCACCTTTTCTGCATCTAATGGCTCTGCAATTATTACAGTGACAGACACAGGCCACAACGCACTAGAAGGCGATTTTGTGACGTACTCAGGTGCAGTGAGCTTGGGAGGTAATATTACAGCCGCTTTGTTAAACGCTGAATATGAAGTCACAGAGGTCCTCACGGCAAACACTTACACAATTACGGCTTCAATAGCGGCAAACGCCTCCGACACAGGCAACGGTGGCTCTTCTGTTGTAGGCACTTATCAGATAAACACAGGATCAGATTTCAGTTATTTTGATTTTGGATGGGGCACTGGAACATGGGGAGCTTCTACGTGGGGAACTCCGCGCTCAGGCGTAACAGGGGTTAGTTTAGACGACCGGATATGGCAACTCGACCTTTTTGGTGAAGATGTTATTTGCCAATTACGGGATGGTAAAATCTTTCGTTGGGACCTTTCAGCCGGAACAACTACAAGAGCGACACAGGTAACAGGAGCACCTACAAAGAGTAAATATGCTTTGGTCAGTTCTCCCGACAGGCATTTAGTGTTGTTAGGTACAGAGACAACTATAGGCGATCCTACGACTCAAGACCCTATGTTTGTAAGATTCTCAGACCAAGAGGATATTAACACGTTCGCTGAAAGTGCTACCAACACCGCTGGAGGCCAAAGACTTACTGATGGTAACGAAATAGTCACAGCAATCCGTTCTCGTGGACAATTGCTTATTATTACGGACACTTCATTGCATGGTATGCAATATATAGGTCCTCCCTACACGTTTGGCTTTACACAATTAGGGGCTAACTGTGGGTGTTCAGGACCTCATGCAGCGATAGACGTGAATGGGGTGGCCTTTTGGATGGGCATAGAAGCCTTCTATCTATTTGACGGCACAGTTAAAAAACTGCCTTCTACTGTGCAAGACTATGTGTTTGAAGACATAAACCTTGTACAACGAAATAAGTTTTATGCAGGATTAAATAGTCAGTTTAATGAGGTAACATGGTTTTACTGTTCATCAAGCAGTGACTATGTTGACCGTTGTGTAACTTATAACTATGTGGAAAACGTTTGGTCAATAGGGACGTTATCAAGGACCACTTGGCAAGATTACGGGGCTTATGATAATCCTTTAGCTACTGAATACGATCCTACAGGCACAGAGGATACGATCACTACTATTTATGGCTTAACAGCCGGACGCGCTCAAGTGTATGAGCAGGAAAAAGGCATAAATGCCAACGGTCAACCCATCTCGGCGTTTATTACGTCAGGTTATTTTGACATAGGAGATGGGGATAATATGATGTACATGAAACGTTTTATTCCTGATTTTAAAGACCAACAGGGCGACTTAACAGTAAATTTGTTTCTCAGGGCCTATCCTCAGTCAACGGCAACAAACAGTTCACTGGACCCTTATACTGTGTCCCCAACAACACAAAAGATAGACACAAGAGCGAGAGGACGACAGATTTCACTTAAAATAACCAGTAGCGCCCTTGATACCGACTGGCGATACGGTACGTTGCGTGTAGATATTCAACCGGATGGAATAAGATGAGCAAGATCACTAATGTACGTTTACCTAACATGACCTCTCCTGAGTACGATGCTCAACAGTTTAATCAGTTAGTAAGGTCCTTGGAGCAAATTGTGCTTCAATTAAACAGTTCATATACGTCCTATGTGTCAGAAAACAAAGGCACAGGGCGAACATGGTTTGGAATTTAAATGTCAGATAGGTTTTTACAGAAAAACGTTATACCTTCAGCGGCTACCGAAACTACTATGTATACGGTTCCCGCTGCAACGACGGCGATTTTAAAAAGTCTGCGGGTGACAAATGCAAACGCCTCGTCAAGCGATATTACGGTTATTCAAAACGATAGCGGAAGCAGCACAGACCATTATTTGCATAAAGAACAAGCACTTGTGGCTGATGCAACGACAGATGTGTTTGCTGGAGTGCCCCTTGTTTTGGAAGCTGGCGATAAGTTAAACGTGATTTCTTCACAAGCGACAGTGCATTTTTATCTCTCGTATTTGGAAGTGGACAGAAATTAAGTTTTTTTAGATAATGATGTATTCGCGTTTCCCGCGCGCGGTCCCATGAGACCTAACATAAAGGTAATTTTACATGGCAGAAGCGATGTCGGGAATAGCGGGACTCCCAACCCAAACCGCTCCACAAGCTCCTAATAACGGCATGACGCCGGAAAATCTTGCTGCGTTTGAACAAATGCGGCAGGAAATACCTCCTTCTGAGTTTTCGGAGGACCTTCTGAGCACGGCAGCAGAGGCCGATCCGGTTGCTGTTGCAGAGTTTAAAGCGGAACTTAGGGACCAAAATTTACCTCCAGAAGTCTTAGACCTGTTAAACCAAATGGTCGATGAGATACTGGCTATGCCTGAGCAGTATGCACAGATACGTGCAAAATATATGGCTCAGGATATTCCTGAAGATCTTTTACCTCCTACTTTTGATGCGGAGTTCTTTTCCGCACTTAATCTTGCTTTAGATGAAATGCGTGCTTCTACGGGAACACCGTTGCCTCCACAGGGATTTGCAGCAGGTGGGCTTGCTACGTTACGCCCAATAGCCGCAGCAATGGCCGATCAAGGCAGATACGGCGACACCATGCTGGCACACATCTCTCCACGAGAAGCAAGAGTCTTAAAACAAATGGGAGGAAGCGGCAGCATCAACCCAAATACCGGACTACCTGAGTTTTTTATTAAAAAGCTTTTTAAGGGGGTAGGTAAGGCGCTGAAAAGCATTGGAAGAGCTGTTAAAAAATTTGCTAAATCCAAAGTTGGCCGCATTGTTACAACCTTAGCCCTTGCTTTTGTGCTTGGACCTGCCGCTGCAACAGCGATGGGAGTCAGCTCTACTGTCGGAGTAGCCGCTGTGTCTGGGTTTGTTGGAAGTGCAGGCTCTACTTTATTAGCAGGCGGTAACCTTAAAGACGCGCTCAAGGCAGGTGCTATTGGCGGTTTGGCAGGAGGCGCAGGCGCAGGCATCTTTGGTGGTGCTGAAGCGTTTCAGGCGGGAAGCTACACTGGACCTACCACTGTGGGTGGCCAGTTACAGAAAGCAAAAGATTTTGTTACTGGGGGAGGAGGCACAGAAGCACCTGCCCTAGACACAGGTCTTGAGGACGTAGGGTCACAGGCCACTGATATTGTTACAGAAACCGTGACTGATGCAGCGGTTGACCCTGTATTGGTTGATCCGGGCATTCCAGCATCATCAAGCGCGGAAATTGGTAGGACCTCGTTGATGCCTACCTCTCAACTGCCTGCTAATCCACCATTAACGGGATTAAATGAAGCGACTAAACTCGCTATGCAAACAGATCCGGGCCAGTCTTTAAGCAGTCCTTTTAGGTTTTATGAAGCAGGTAGAGGTGCTGCTGATGCGGGTGTAGCCAGTCTACCTGTGGGTTCCGTTGACCCAGTAGGCGGGTTACCTTTTGATCTGACTAACCAAGTAGGAGGTCAGGGCGGTAATCTGCCTCCAGAAGTTGTTGGAGATGTTGTCAAAGATAGAAATTTATTTCAAAGAGGATTGGACAAGATTTTGCCGAGTCGTATTGAAGCGGCGGCAGAGTTGTCTTCTAGTGAAGCTTTTAAGCCTGCTTATGATCAAATGTATCAGTCTGTTGTAGGGACTGTAGGAGAAGAGCAAGCAAAATTGTTAGCTCAGAAAGCGGGTACGGACGCTATGGCTGCGGCGGCAAAAGTTGGGCCTCTCGCCAAATATGGTCCTCTTGCAGCAGTGGGCATAGGTGGACTTGCTCTTACAGGCGGTCTTGGTGGCGAGGAAGCAGAACCTCCACCGGG